ATAGTTGACGAATTGAGCCTGATGTTTCCTGGTTTCTTAGATGCTCTCATCCTCGTTACCAATTGCACCCATGTGATGGTCCTCCATGACCCTTGTCAGATCTCCGCGCATAATCCGTCCAAAGGCACACTCCTCAACGAGATGGAATCCGATTCAGCCCGTGTCGCCAAGGCCGGTGGCACATACGCACTCTACACCCATCGCTCTCCTAAATGCATCGCCGAATTCCTCAACATCCAGACCACCAGCCCGGTGCGAGGATCAATAAATTACTCATATGGAGCCCTGTCCGGTGTCGATCGTTTGTGTTTCTCTGAATTTGAGGTCACCACCGCTGCCAGTGAAAATTGTGTTTCCCACACCATCCCCTCCTTCCAGGGGCGAGAGGCTAGAGACGTTCAAATACAGCTTAGCAGCGCACTCCTCACCATGGGCAGTGTGAACACTTACTACACAGCCATCACGCGAGCGACGCATAACATAACCCTCATTATTCCCCCAGGCAGCAAAAATCTCCTCGGCGAGGCTCTAGCACACCCTTTCTTCGGCCCTCTACTCTCAGGAGGCTCCATCGACTTTGAGCAGACCTTTTCGAAAGAGTTGGCGAACTATCAGTGCTATCGCCTGCCTGAGAAAGAACGTGCCCGTATTGAAGCAGAGCGCGCCGAAGTCATCCGCCTCGAGCTTGACCGGAAAAAACGGACTGTATCCTTCGAGCCCTCACCAGCTGACTCAGCTGGTCAAACAAGTGCCCAATCAAAGCGTCGCAGTGGTGCCCAAAGGCGAAAAGCAAAAGCGAACCCCGTTCCCGAGCCTGTAACGGAACTGGCGAACGACGAGCAATTATCAGATCTCGGTGCCGGTCTCTGTGTTGAACCGGCGCAAAGACTTCCCGACTGGACACAGGCCCTACTCTCTCACCTCCCTCAACCTCTCGACCAGCAGGAAACGTCCTCCCGCGCCCCAACACTGCCCAACCCTCCCCCCAAAACTCATCTTCCGTTGATGCGAGACGAGGCGCTATTTGCCCTCATCTACGACAACGAGCTTGAGCGCACTCAGCGTGAACTTTGCAACCGACTCGGACTTTCAAACTGTTTCCCAGACGGGGCGAATCAGGACATCAACTCGATGTTCCCGCAGCAGAAAGCCGACGACGCAGCTCTTTTCACTGAAACGGTGAGGAAGCGGTTGACTCGCAAACCGATACAAGACGTCCGCATCCTCAAGAGCTCTAAGTTGGTCGTCGCGCAGAACTTGTTTGATGCCCTCTGCATGCAACTTGAGTGGCACCCAAAGCCGCGGAAATTCGATTACGACTTGTTCACAGAGTGCGTGTTGGAACAAGAGCTCAAGAAAGTTGAGGGACGATCTCAAAGCACCCTGCAGGCCAATGAGAAGCGTTCTGACCCAGACGCTGACCCCAATGAGGTGATGCATTTTGTCAAGTCTCAACTGAAGGCTAAAGTAGAGGCACTTCTGAAACCTGCTAAGGCCGGACAAACACTTGCCCTTTGCCATGACTCCGTCCTCTTCGATTACGGACCATGCGTAAAGTATGTCCGTCGGGTGCTCTACCCTGAGATCCCTGAGAACATTGTGCTCAATATCGGCCTCTCGCCCTCAGCATTGTCTGACCGAATTCGCGGGCAATGGGTTGATCGGCCTTCAACCGCCAACGATTACACGGCTTTTGACGCTTCACAGGGGTATGACTCTGTGTTACTCGAATGCCATGTCATGCGTCTCGCCGGGCTTCCTGACCATCTGGTCGACTGCTATGAACAGTGGAAGGTCTCCATCCGCAGCAACCTCATAGGCCCCAAAGACGTCAGCCGAGACACCGGGGAACCTGGCACTTTCGATTTCAACACCCTTTTCTCAATAGCTGTCAGTTCCCTCAAGTATGGCAAGCTGACTTGCCTCGCGCTGTTTGGTGGCGATGATTCGGCCATTAACCAGGCCTGCGTCGAACGGCC